TACCTATCGTTTCAAATTAGGTGAGTGACCCCTCAGTCATCCCAACCGTCTACGATAGATGAAAGATCAGCTTCGACAGAGGAGGGAGCAGCTACCTCTTTTTTCTTAGCGACCTTTTGCGGTTCGGGTACGCTATCATCTGCGCCGACAACAACCCAAGAATCGTCTTCTATAACCGGCGTGTCCGGTCCCTTCATTTCAAGGCCAAATAGGTCTTGTTCGGACACAGGAGCCGAATCACTTGAATAACCATCTTGCACACCAAACGGAGAGTGTTGTTTCTTCTCCACGAGTGTTATGACCTGCACAGCCTTTATCCGTAGTGATACACCGTTAGTGGCCATGCTGTATGGCACAAGAACTACTGCTATGTTTACAGTACTACCAGTCGTAAGTTCAAAGTCGTCAGGTAACTTCCTGTTCTTCGCGTCAACTTGTAGTGGTTTTTCAGTAACCGTACCAGAATACTGACCCTTTATTTGGGCAGTACCAATGTACATGCCCTCGTCGTCCCTTACAAACGTATCGGCAGGGGATGGCATTGCCGGCCAGTTCGCTCCATATTGGGCCTCTTTTGTGTACGCAGCAAGCATGCTCCCGTACAAACTTTTTGCCTGCGACTGGTCCATACGAAACTTAATCTCGTACTTTGCATTTTCTTCGGTGGGGCCACAAGGCACTGTCGCACCTTTGGGGGGAACACTCCTATCAAACTTGTATGTTTGGTTGAGCCGTGGGTACCTAGCCTCGACCCCTTCAATTAACACCACTTGCTTTGCTTCTGCCATTAGTCTTCTCCTTTGTTATATTCAAAACCGCTTACTTCTGTAAACGGAGAGTTGTCCCTTACGGTTTCTAATCGAACCGTCATGGTCTGTAACGCAGTTATGCTTGCCGCATAGCTGCTTTTTTGTTCGAGCGCCTTCCCAAGTTCTTGTTCGTTGAGCGCACGTACAGCCTTAAAAAACAGTTTAGGTGTGTTAGACTTCCTGTCAAAACGTACCTGTGTAACTACCGACAGCGAGGAAGATTTGTTCTTGTGCAGATACTTAGAGTACCCTTGCAAAGACATATCACCTTTCTGAGCTTTGCCAAAAATAGATGTGGCAGAGATACGCATCTGGTAGACTGTACCCATCTTCCCTTCCAATACGACAGCTAGGCGCTGCGAATACCTACAAGCGCGGCCCCCACCAGTGCTGGAACCTTTAATGTTTTGTTGGCAGTCCATACAGCGGGTAGCTTGCTTTTGGTCTGCTGGAACATCACCGGACGGTAGCTGCGAATCCAGCGACCAACATGTCGGGGCAGAGGGGGTTGCTGGGTCGTATAAATCTTTGTGGTAAGCGCGAGATATCTTTGCAGCGTTCACTATAATTATATTTAACGGGCCATCACTTTCGACGTTGGCCTGTTCACCACTAAATATCCCACTAAAACGTCCACCACGTAGGCTGATATAGTTTAACCCGCCCCCTGACATACTACTCCTCGGCCTTTGTTGTAGCTTGTTTATTCAAAGCTGCTTCAACGTCATCTAACCGAAATCGGTAAACTTCCCCGATATTGATGTAGGCACTGGAGGGGATATGCCCCGTATGCACCCACTTGCGGATAGTAGACAGAGACAGGTTAAAGTAATCCGCTACTTGGTTCATGTTGACATACTTCGAATCTACTTCTGTCATTTTTTCCTCACAGAAATTGTATACTCAGAATTTACATTGAGACCTGCGGGTAGTTTGTCAGGGTTTTCCTCAAGAAACTGGCGTACACCGGTTTGGTTTAAACGCTTCTCGAAGAACTCAGGAAGGTTATGCTGCATAATAAACGCATGCATAGATTCCCAATCGCTCGTCCAATAACGCTGCTTCACGGTACGATAGAAGAGGCCCGATGCAGTGCGAACACTATCGACTTCATGCTCCTTGCAGTACTCCAGCAAAGCGAGCTTTACCTTATCATGCATTTCACGAAGCTGGGCCTCTTCCTCTTTGTATTTTGCGGATATTTCCGCACGCTTGTCACGTATCTTAGCGTACGTACTGACTAGCTTATCAACTGACACACTCATTTAGTTCTCCGTTTTATATTAGTGTCACTGTTTTATAGTAGTCTCATCGTCGTACAGTATCTTATAGTTGTTAGTCAAGCATTTCTTTGTACAAATCTATCATGGCGGAATGTACGTTTATACGCTGGTCCAGCATCTTGTAGATACGCTTCTCTGCAGCGGAGCCAGCTATCTGGATTACGGTGCATTTATGCTTCTGGCCCGCACGGTGGATACGTGCGTTAGCTTGTAGATACGTCTCTAGGGAAGGGGTCGGACCCCACCACACGATTGTGTTTGCCGCCGTAAGTGTGACACCGTGCGCAGCGGACTGCGGTTGGATTACTAGAACTCTTGGATCGGCATCGTTCTGGAAGCGGGCGAATATATCTGTGCGGTTAGCTGCAGATACGTCTCCCCGTATGACCTCCGTAGTAACGCCGTCAGCTTTCAGCTTCCTTGTCAGCATGTCGATAGTGTGTCGGAACGGCACAAAGACCAAAACTTTCTGGCTGCTCTCGTCGATAGTTTCTTTCAACGCTTGGTAGCGGCTCTTGATATCGAACTCTACAGAGTCACCGTCATCAGTATAAACTGCCCCCGCGCTAATCTGCAGTAGCTTGTTCATGTTAACCGCAGCGTTTGCAGAGGTTACGGATTCCCCTGCCACCTGCATGAGCATCTGCTTCTTCAGTGTGTTGTAGTACCTCTTCTGCTGCGCGGTCATTTCGACGAAGCGTTTGGTGTACACTATGTCAGGCAGGTCAAGACATTCCTCTTTAGTAAACCTAATCGCGGGTTGCAGTACGTGGTGTACCGTGTCTTTGGCTGTCTCTTTCGGCTTATATGTGAACTGCGTGAGCTTTTGCATAACCATGTCCCGCCACGAGCCAAAGTACCTCGGGACGGAAAGCGGGTTTACCAACTTAGCCAAGCCATAGGCATCGACAGGACTTTGTGCAGCAGGGGTACCTGTCATCATCCATAGCCAATCGTCTTCTTTGACTAGCTTGTTGAGGGTCTTCCACCGTTTTGTTTGTGCGTTCTTATAGTGCGTAGCTTCATCGACGATGAACAGGTCAAAACCACCCGCAGCGATCTCGTCCCGCACAACTTCCACACCGTCATAGTTAATGATTACGAACTCAGCGCCCGAGTTAATAATCTTTTTGCGTTTCTCCTTGCTGCCATGTGCTACGTCCACAGTTCGGTGCATAGCAAAGGAGAACAAGTCGTTACGCCACGCGCTGTCCATGATTGACAAAGGGCAGACAACCAGCACCCGTTTAATTTTGCCTTGGGTCATCAAGTAATCCGCTGCCCATATAGCCGATGCAGTTTTCCCTGTGCCCTGCTCGTTAAAGCAGAACGATTTCTTGTTCAGGGTCATAAAAGATGAGGTGTCTTTCTGGTGGGCAAAGGGTTTGTACTGCCCCGGCCAGCTATACCGCCCCGTAATCGGTGACGGTACTTTTATGTTTAGTGACTTCAGGGATAAGACTTCGTCCATCCCCCACTTCACGATAACCTTATTCATTGGTAGCTCCTTGCTATTGGGGATAGCCGTTGTTATTTGCTTTGGGTTACGTACCCGCAGCATTATTGCTTTATCCCGCAAAATTTTCATGTTGTTCTCCGTGGTAGTGAGTCACTACTATTTTTTATTGGGGCTGCTCATAGCACCGCCAGCCGAGCGGTTCTTCTTACGGCTCTGGACAGTTACTCCATTCTTATTGCTGCCGCCTTTACTCAACGCCTTCTTGTGAGCGATGTCTTTACCCTCTCGTTTGTCAGCTACACCATTCTTGTTGGCATCTTTGCCAGACTTATCCATCTTGCGTCGAGCGCGTTGGCGTTCCATACGGGCTTCGTGTTCCCCCCGTGCTTTCTGCTGCTCATACTCTTTTTTGTACGGGCGGGGTTTGTTTTTGTACGGCATCAGTTAGCTCCATTATGTGGGCACTCAACCACTTGGCAGTGGCGTTTACACAGACCAGAAGGTCTAGGGTTCCAGACATCCACCTCGAATGCTTTCTCCATCTTAGCATAGTTCGCCAACCATTTGCCCCATAAAGGTTGTTGAGAACTGGCCTCATATTCAGACTTCACAAGGCTTTTGGCAACTACAAATAACAGCCCCGCGTGTAACTTAGTTACTTCAGGGTAGTGCTTGAAGATCGCCAACGCCATAAGCTCAAGCTGGCCTTTGTCTGCGTACTTAGCAGACTTGCCTGTCTTGTAGTCAACGATCCAACCCACCCCAGTGTCTTTGTCTATGATTGCAAGATCGACGATCCCACGGAACCATACGTCTTTAGCAAAGAAACTGCAGGGTTCTAGGTCAGCGTTCAGGCCCAGCTTCTGCTCGACGATCTTCTCACCCGTCTTGCGGTTCAAAGAATCCAGTGCCG